CAGCTTTTGTTTTTAGCATATTATTAGCAGTAATTATCGCTAATTCATCTTTAGTAAAAACTTTGAAGTATTCTTTGCGAACTTCTTCATCTTTCTTAAAGATTTCAGCTAAAACTTCTTTGCATTCAGTTTGTTCTTGTAATTCCAATAACATATCCAATTCTGCAAAATCAGCACTTCTATAATTAAGCTTAAACCATTCTTCAGACATTGCAGTTATTAGTGTATCATTATTAAAGTCATTACCATTTTCATGTTTTAACTCTTTAATTGGATAATATTCATTTTTTTCCAAACGATAAGGAGTAGACATTTCAAGTTCGTTACCCAAATCAATAAGTATCCATTTAACAACAATATTCATTCCTTTAGAATCTTTCATTGTTGGCGATATAACTTTTAATACATGTTCTTTAATGTAAGGATAAGCCCATTTATTGAGTTTATTGTATTTAAGAGCGTGAGGGTCTTTTTCTTCTGAATCATAATTATCTTTTAAAATTACCTTATCAACAACTTCATTTTCTTCTGGTTCATCAAGATATAATTGTGGTTCAAATACATTGCCATTCCAGCCTTTAATAATTACATCTTTTAGTGCATGATTTGTATGTTTTTTTACTTTGGATTTTAATGTACTTATTTTATTCTCAAATGAAAAGGATACATGCCAATCACCATAACCACCATCATCGGTTACATTGTTATCTTTTAAGAATTGACCGACCTCTGTTTCATTAAAGAATACATCTGTAAGAAAATCATAATCTTGACAAAATTGTGCATCTGCAAATTCTTCGAATAGAGCATTTTGATAGGTATATTTAACATTTTGACTTTTTTCATACTCTCTAAATGTTTTTTCACCAATAACATCACAAATAAATTTCCATTCGCTTTCATTAGTTCTTAATCGAGCAGATAATCTAGCAAAGAACTCTTCTTGATTATCTTCATCGCCATAACAATCATATTCATTAATCAATTCAGAAATATGTTCATCAGTGATGTCTTCATTTTCCTCAATATCAAGATAATTTCTAAGCATTTCTCTTAATTCATTTTCTTGAAAATTGATAGGAGATTTAGAGATTTCAGTTAATAAAGAAGGTAGAGCATCTGATTTGCTTATTCCATGTTCTTTAAAAAATGTTTTAAGCCAAGGATGTAAATTGCAAAATGCTAATGCAGTACCTACCCATTCTACACTTTTACCAAACATTGCAGATAATTGTTTTCTAGTATTAATAATACCTTTATCTATCATTTGTTGTATAGCAAAAGAAGCGTCTAAATGAGACATACCAACTGTAAACATATTTGTAGACAATTGTTTTGTTAGATCATCGATTTCTCCATTGCTTTCAAATGCAGGAATTTCTGTTAACTTTAAATCCCTTGCAATTGATAGGCGTTGATGCCCATTTATAACGACAAATTCGCTTTTATCGTTCTTTCTATAACTAATTGGGGTTAGGATACCAACTTTCTTAATATTGCCTTTTAAGGCTTTATATTCAGCTGATTTTTTATCGGTTCCGTTTACTCTGACATTACCTTCAGAAATAAACTTGTCTGTTGCTATTTGATTCATTTTTCTTCCTTATTTTCTTTTAACTCTTCGATTGTTTTACAAGAATAGTCATAATTCAAGAAATCATAGATGTCTCCTGAAATAAGACCATTACTTTTTAGTTTATATGCTTTGTCTACAACCTTTTTACGGTCATTTTCAGCTTCTTCAAGCTTTTTATAGACGTCAAGGTTATTTTCAAGCAGATTTTTGTTTAATTGGCTTTGTTTGTTCATTTTCTCTCCTTTTTTTATGTTCTTTAGTTGTATTATTGTGAAAAAAGAATGCATCAATAATAATATTCATTGTAGCTTGATTTATTCCTCTTTCTTCCATAATTACTCTTGATTCTTGTGTAATTGCATGATGAAAATCTTCAAAAATGTCTTCTGCAATTGCATCAACTAGAATATCATGTTCTGTTATCATAAATACTACCTCCCATTGGGTATTTTTTGGTTATTTCTTTATATTTTACTGGTTTAAACTCTTTATTTAGTCTTGCACCTGCTTCAACGATCTCTGGAAGCATAAAAGAACCTATTTCATTGTACAAACCAACTACATATCCATAATAATTGAGTCCATCTTGACTCATTACAAACCATTGCCACCCTGATAAGTGATAATAGTGTTTATGTATAGTAGGATTTGCTTCATTTTCAATTTCAGCTAGTTTTGGTATCATTATTTCTTTCTCTTTCTTGTAATTCTATTAATTCTAGTATTTTTGCTGTCATATAGATAATTCCATCAAGTAATTCTTCAAGTGTCTCAATTAACCAATTTCGACCATCATGAACATTTAAATCATCGGGATATTCTCTTTTTCCATGTTCAAGTCTTTCTTGAATTAGTTTTACGATTTTTTTATTGTATTTCATTTAATGACTCCATATAGTTATCCCAACCACCTGCTTGTGTACACTTTACACAATCACAATGAACAATACTGCCGCCATCTTCACTGAAGGATACATCCCACCCAGGACAATCGTTTTCATTAAGTGTTTTTATTAGTTTTACATTTTTTGTTTTCATTTTGCTTCTCCATAAATCGCATTATATCTTTTTTTGGATACTTTTACAGGTATACCATTAGGTAGTCTAAAGTTCCAATTTTTCCCCCCATCTATTTTTGTACTGCAAACAGATGCATTTTCTTTAACTAGCTTGATTATTGTTATTTTTGACATGTTGGTTCTCCTATTGTTGCTTGTTTACTAGTAGATCAAAACACTTATTACAGAAATTCCATTCATGCATATCAGTTTCAGGATAATATGTTCTGCAATTATTACATTGTATTTTGACATCTAGATTGTTTTGTAATTCCGATGTTTTTTTATTTATTTTATGGTAGTAGTACATTTCCCACGCTAATGGTAGAAGAATAAGACTACTTATTATTGTTATTGTTATCATTGGTTTGTTCCTTTGGTTTTATCTGTTGCTTGTTGTAAATCTTGGGGCAATCGGATGTTTGCGGAATCCATTGATTGCCCCTTTTTGTATTCATACTGCCTGTTTGTTTGTTCACAAGGTACAGGGTAAACCTTGTTTTGGGGATGCGTATGTAGACACACGCGAAATCATAATTGTATTATTAATGATATAAGTACGAGGAATAAGTATGATATAATTATCTTATCTATTTTCTTCACGATTTATTTTCCTTTATTAGTTTTAATACTTTTTTATAAGCATCAATTTTGCCATCTGAAATAGAAACACCACCCATATCATCTAAGTCATATTTATCATACCATTCAGATTCCATAAATTCTTTAAGGCTCTTTTCCTCTTTATCTAATAAGGCTTGTATTTGTTCTACTAGACTCATTATTTAATCCTCCTAATGATATATGCCAATGACCAAGTAATAGGTCTAAGTAATCCTAGTACTATAACCTTGGCAGTTAGATTGATGATGTTAATTAGTAGTGAAAAGTATGTAGTCATATTATTCCCCATATTGTTGACTGTTTAATTGATGTGTTGCTATATATAATAAATTCTTTGCCTCGTTTGTATGTGATGGTACGAGGCTAACCACCGTATTGTTTTATGCCATGTATTTTGTCTCCATGTGCTGTTTCATTAAAGAAGTAAAGCCCCTAAGGGCTTTTTCTATACTATTAACTCCCCTTTCTGTACATCCATGATGGCTTTCTCTGGGTACCCTGCTTCGATGACCTCCTGTTTGTCCAAACCTGTGAACTCATCAGGGAGTAAACCATAGTGATAGTTGTAGGCATCTTGTTCTGCCTTAACCTTGGGGTCGATGACTATCTTATCATCATCTGTTCTAGTGAAGCGTTGTCTAAGTTCTACGATGAGACCCTTACCAAACTTGACATGCTTAGAGTTAACTGGTGCTGGAAGACTATACAACCACTGACCATTCTCTTGATTCATACGAAGATTAACTGTCTTATGATTTTTATTCATGATTTATCCTTTATGTTAGATTACTAATTAACTAAAGTCGGGAACTCGATTCCCAACGAAAGGGGGTACACGAACAATTCTAGCTGCATATCAAAATGCTTAAATTTTTGAACTTTAGGTATTGGGTATTGGATAGGGTAAGGGTATAGGTATAGGGTAGGGCAATAGGGTACTGTAGTCGATCGTTTTTGGATAATACTACCTCCGTCCAAGTAGATTTTATTATCTGTTGCTTATTTTTTTTATTAACCCTTGAAAGCGCAAATAGATGTATTTTTTGCGCTCAAGGACGCGCTCAAGCTAACTCCTACAAACCAAACATTCAAGTTATATTTTTTTATTAGGTAATAATTATATGACTGTGTGTAATTTTTCTTATGAAAAAATATAGTCTTACAATCGTTTACGATGATACAAAGGAAGAGGTAGACTCAATTGAACAAAAAGTAACGAATTTAGAAGCAACGTCTAAAGAGATAGATGTTGTAATGAATACGCAGTTTGTCGATTGCTTGTCTAGTTTGGATCAAAACACTAAGAATATACTGTTTCAAGCTGTTGATGATGCAGGTGCCATGATGGGTGATGCGTGAATACGAGATAAAGAAACAGAAAAATTATGTCTATGAGGATGTTAGTGAAATCCCCATAGGGTTACCAATTGTTCCTAATTGGCGTAAAGCTGAAGTGGGGCAATGGGTAAATGCTGACGACGGATGTGTTATACAAATTCTACGTTCAGGGCGAATGCTCCACCGAGGAAACAAGGTGAGATATGTAGGCACATGTACAGGGACATTTATTTGTTCCTCTACTGCAAAGATGGATACCGATAGACGAAAGAATATCTATTCGTTTGGTGGAAACCGTAATCATCTTGACTCAGTTAAGGAACGTAAGAACCTTACTGCGCAAGAAGCTATGTTTGCTAAGTATTTAGCAAATGGCCTATCTCCTGAAGAGGCGTACTTAAAGTCGTTTAAATCTACGAACCGAAAGTACGCAAAGGTACAAAGTGGTATTTTAATTAAACAGGAGCGAGTGGTTTCAGCGGTGAAAGACGAACTAGATAAAGTGTTGAAGACTCTAGGCATTGACCTTGAATATTTGTTAGGCGGCGTAAAAGCCGAAGCCGATGGGGCAGATAGACCCGTTGACAGACTAAAAGCCTTTCAAATGTTATGGGATGCCTCTGAAGTTGTTCCCAAAAATAAAGTGACTCAGCTCACAGGAGCCGTATTCCAAGGCTTCGATGATAAACAATTAGAATCCGCAGAAAGACCTACGTTAAAAGAAATTAAAGAAGACTGAAAAAATTTTCGGTTTTTAATGTGCTAACGCACAACTAAAAGGTTTTTATGAGTTTATTAAAAGATTATAGTAAAAGAATATCGACGGCAAAAAAGTATATAAATACACTTACTCCTAATAAGAAAGAGAGAAAAAGCTATTTAAAAATATGGGCATTATCAGGAATGCCTTTAATACAACAAGGTGGTATTCAGCCTAGTTATAATGCTAAAACTAAAGTTTTAAAAGTTCCAAAAGTAAATGAAACCAATCCAAATAATCTTGAATTATTAAATTATAAATTTTCAAATAATTATAATCATAAAGACTTTTTTTTACATGAATTAGGTCATGCAAAAACAGATAAAGCTACAAAGTCTGGTTCTGTAAATAGATTAAAAATGCATGCGGGGTATAAACCTTTAGAAAGAGGTGGAACACTATTAATGGGATTATTAGGTGGTAAAACAACTACGGCATTAGCATTATATAATTCAATGCTTAATCGCAAACATGGAACACATCCATTAATTCATACTGATTTATATGCGTATCCTAAGCGAACTCCATCAGAAGTTCATCAAGAAATGGGTGGAAATAGAAATTATTTTATTCAGGAAGAAAATTTTGTTGATAAAAGAAAGTCTGGAAAAGAATCGGTTCAATATATGCTTGAAAATCAATTAAATATTTTACAAGATCCAAAATATAATAAGAATTATTTATCAAAAATTGCAGGGAACATAAAATTATTATCTGAAAATTATAAAGACACAAAAAAAATTAGAAAAAAAGTAAAAGAAAATTATTTAGAAAGTTTAGGAGTACCTGAATTAATAAAAATGAATAAATTAAAAAAACCATATAATCTAGCAGAGCAAATGAAATCAAGAGATGAGGAAATTGATTATTCTGATAGATTGTATGACGTTGGCATTGATTCGGATATTTATTAATGGCAAATATTAACAAACAAAAGGATTTTAAAACTTGGTATGCGCATTGGTCAAAAAAATTAAATCTAGACCCTGACCCAAATCATTGGAGGCATTTTTATGATTATAAAGCTGCTCACAAAGCAAACGCTGAACCTAAATATAATAAAGAAGATAAAAAATTTCATTGGGATTCAAAATTTAAAAGTGATTTTCATCCAAATAGGTTTGTTTTTGATAAAGG